GCGCGGGCTCTAGCCCGTCCGTTTCGATGGTCATTTCATTCCTTGAGGTTGCGCCCGTGGGCTAGGTCGGCCCGGTTTTCCGCCCCGGTAGGCGATCCCTTGCGGGAATCTCTATTCGTCCAGCTTTCCGCCGGGACGGTTCTTTGACAGGTGAGCGTCGGTCGCCAGCGAAGCCTTGTGGGCGCTGACCCGCTCGTCCATCTGCATCTTGCGCTCGGCCAGCTCCATTTCCTTTTGCAGGCGCTGCTCGGCCAAGGCGAACTCCGCTTGCGCCTTCTTCTGCGCCAGTTCCGCCTCGGCCTCGGCCTTTTGCCGTGCCAATTCCATCTCGGCCGCGGCCTGATTGTGCATCATCTCGAGCTTCATCGCCGCTTCGGTCTGCTGACCCTTGAGCCTTTCGGCCTGCAATTGCTGCTCGGCCTGTAGCTTCTGTTGCTGGAGCTGCTGCTCGGCCATCAGCGCCTGCTCTTCCGGCGACGGCTGCGGCTGCTTGCCCTGCTGCTTCTGCTCGCGCTCCTTGTCCACGTCCTCGTCAACGCCCGGCGGGAGCATGTTGCGAACCCGCTCGGCCAGCTTGTCGCCCAACGGGAGATCGAGCGACTTCAGCGCGATGTCACCCGCGATCTGGGGCAGTGCCGGGAACACCTGCATCAGCTTCAGGATGTTCTCGGAAGCCTGCTGCCGCTTGCTGGCATAAGCCGGGCCGGTGGAGACCGTGACATCGTAGCGCCCCCGCGTGATGTCGTTCCACGTAGTCCCGTCCGGCATGAGCTTGTTGATGGCCTCGAACTTCTCGACCTCGCCATCCTCGCCGAGCATCCGGATAATGCGCTCTTCGGAATAGTAATGGGGGATCAGGTCGATCAGGATGCGGCCCGTGGCCTCGATCGCGGCTTCCATGTTGTCGATATAGACGTAGGTGGCCGTATCCCCTTGGGCGTCGCGCTTGTCGATCGCCACGCCCGACGTCTCGTTGGACTTCGCCCCCATGTGGGAATCGTAGATGCCCGTCGTCGCCTTCATGTCCTCGGCGGCAAGTTGGCTTTCCTGTATCGCAGCCGCGTCGATCGTGGGCGGCGCGATGCGGCTCGGCATATCAACGCCTGCATGCGGCTCATACGGGAGGAAAGGCCAGTTCTTCTTGTTCGCGGTCTCCCACATATGCTTGAACGCGGTCGGGATCTGCTTGAGCGCGATCAGCCAGGGCGATTTGGTCGCCGCGGAATAATGCTCCATCGACGCGTTGCGGGCGAAATTGTAGCCGATCTGCGGGGCCTTGGCGTGATGGATCAGGCCGTGCCTGAACACCTCGTCATTGGCCTCCACTTCCTCGCCGACGACGCGGACCAGCGGAATGAACTTGCCCGGCCAGTCCTGCCACTCGCCCAATGGCCCGGCGCCGCAGATCATGCGCGACTGGACCTTGAACTTCGGGACCGATCGCGTGGCCTTCACCCTCAACGGCATTCCGGCGAACATCGCCTCGATGTCGCTCTGCCACTCCAGCCCCGCGTCCTCGATCATCTTGCGCAGATCGTCTTCGCTGACGTTCTCGACCTGGCCGGTGTCGTGGCGCTCCAGCGCATAGAGCTTGGTCGAGCCATCTTCCTTCTTCACCCAATATTCGGCGATGCGGACGAAATCGCCCTCGACCCAACCCTGCTGGCCGTCGTTGTCGAAATCCTGCTCCGCGATGTTGGGATATTCGGCCTTGAACTTCTTGCGGCTGACGAGCTCGGTGACGAAGCCGTAATTCATGTCGAACCGGCACGGATGACGGCAATCCGGGTCCGCTACGACGGCGAGAGGATTGGGGATGCCCTCGATGCACAGATCCTGGTCGAACCCGTTGTCATCGTAATAATCCGCCATGATGCGCCACCAGCCCTGTCCGCCGATGACCGCCTTCTCTGTCTCCTTGGCGTAGATGCGGTGCGCGCTCGAGCCCGCCTCGATGTGGCGGATGATCGCCGAATATACCTCGGCCAACTCAGGGTCTGTCTGACCGTCCACCGGCAGGACGCGAATGGCCGGCTTGTTCTGACGGATGTCGCCCGTGACCTGCTTCACGAACTGGGGCAGGCGATTGTAGGTCTCGCACGGCCTGCCTTCGTCCCTGCGCTCCTTGGGGACGCCGGAAGGCCATTGATGCTCGCCGCCAGTGTAGAACTTGCGGTCCTCCTGGTCGCGGATGCGGTTGGTCCGGTCGGCCTCTACCGCGGCAGAATAGCGCTCGCGGGCCTCGCGGATCAGGTCGGCGTCATCCACTGGCTACATCCATGACTTGCCGCCTCCGAAATTGAATGCCTCGGGAGCGCCTGCGGGCTCCTGGTAGGCGACACACATCAAGCCGAAAGCATCCGCCCCGTGCGATGCCCAGTCATGCTCTGGGCCGAGCCCGATGTTGCGGCTCTCGTCCTTCTTTTCGTGATACCAGCCCAAGGCGTCCCGCCCGGCCTGCGTTGTCTCTTCGTCGAACCAGATCATCGGGAAGCGCCTGCGCCCTTCCTCGATCCTTGCCGCGGCTGCGCCCTTGCCCTGGTTCGGAACGACCGTGACCTCGTAGCCCGCCGCCTTCAGCGCGCTCTCGTAGGAGACGTCGAAAACACGGTCATTCGTCGCGCCGTCATGGGGCAACCAGATTTGCGCCCGCTCTGGACCATAGCCTTTCGATCGCAGCCAGTTGATGTGCGTTGCCAGCGGCTGGCCGACCGCTTCGTAATAATCCCGTGTCCTGATCTCGCGCCCGATGAACTGTGCCGGCCAAATCGAGCAGGCGTCGGCCCTGGCTCCCGTGCCCCCGATGTCGAAGAACAGCCGAACCGTCATCAATGGATCGAACGCGACGCGACCAATCCTGTTTTCCTTGCGAGCCAGCGCCAGGTCGCGAGCGAAATACGCCCCTTCCGAGATCGTGACGTAGCCACCTTCCCAGATGTGGTCATATTGGTCCGCGTTCATGCGGAGGCAGTCCAGGCGCTCCTGCTCAAGCTCGGCTGGAAACCAGGGATTGTCCGACCAGTTAGCCTTCACGACCTCGGCGCCGGTCGGGATCTCTGGCCCCCTCAGCATCACATCGACAGGATCGATCTTCCGCCGCGGGTTCCAACTGAACCACATTTCCGAGCCGGGCGCGCGGATCGTGGGGCGAAGCAAGGTCAGGCTGCCGGCGGATAGTGTCTGGGCTTCCTCCACCCATGCCCGCTTGAACCCTTCGAGCGACTTGATCGACTCTGCCGTATGGTCCTGCATCCCCTGGAAGATGATCGTGCCGTCACCCGGCGTCTGGATCACCTCCCGGAAAACCTTGAAGCCCTGCGCCTCGCCCAAGCCCCGATCGCGCAGCTTGGTTTCGATCAGCCGCTTGGCGGAATCCTTGAGGCTCTTCTGGACCTCGCGAATGCAAACCGAGAGAAGCCCGCGCTCCTTCGTGCTGTCCCTTATCAGTCGCTCGGCGAAGAAGTGGCTCTTGCCCGATCCTCTGCCTCCCCAAGCGCCCTTGTAACGGGCAGGGGCGCGGAGCGGGCTGAATACCCTAGCTGTCGCCAGCTCGAGGATCGACAATGGTTTCTCGAATCTCTGTCACGGTCTCGATCGGGCCGCCATCCTTGCCGGTCTGCTCCTGCCGGCTGACATCGCGCCAGTCGTCGGCGGCCATGTTGGTCAGGCCAAGCTTGCAAGCCCCCTGGTTGCCCGTGCCGGTCGATGCCAGCATGCGGTTCGTCTTCTCCCACCAAGCGGCGCATTTCGCCTTCGCGCGCGCGCATGCTTCCGAAAACTCTGGGTGGGCATTCATCCACTCGTTGATCGTCGAACGCGCCACGTCGATTTCAGCAGCGAATGAGGTCAGGCTTGCGCCGTCCTTCATGTGTTCGATGACCTGTTCGCAATATGCTGGATCGTAGCTTGAGGGTCGGCCCATCGTTACCAGCCCCAAGCTGTTTTGAGCATCGGCCATCCGATTGTCGCGACCACGATGATGCCCCTGATCTCGTTCAGGATGATGAGCGTTAGGCCGGCCTTGGCAATGCGGCTCATCTGCGGCCGCCGCGGAAGTCGTAGCCTGGGGCTTTCCATTCCAGTTCGATCGCTCCCACTTTGGTTTCGTTCGATGTCAGATCCGCGGTGATCGTGGCGACGTAATTGCGCCCGGCTTCACCGCCTGAAACGAATGTGGTGACGCTCGTTCCGCTTACCGTGGGCGTCGTGAAGGTGAGACCATCGGCTTCAACCGTGGGCGTACCGTCGATCGTGTTTGGTCCGACTGCGGCGTCCAGCTTGAAGACGAGCTTGTTCGTCTCTCCCTCGATCATTTCGAAGGATGCTGGTCTCAGTCGCATGTGAAATCAAGCTCGCCGGCTGAGAACTGGGGCGTGTAGCCAACCAGCATCGCGAGCGGCGTTGTGAGGGCTGCCGTGATGAGAAGATTGCCGCTGCCCGAGACATCCGTTCCCAAGCCAACGTGCGTGATCGTGGGCGTGCCGCTGGTGTTTTGCGGAAATGAGATCGTGGCGGCGTTGCTTGCGGTATCGCCCGAGCATGTCAGGCCGGCGCCCGAGCGTGCAACCGATTGACGCGCATAGCTGCCGTAACTCGTCTCGCTAGTGGATTGGTTTCCGGCCTCGCCTGGATCGGCCGTGTGGAGCGAGATGTAGAACACGCCAGCGGTCGAAGATCCGCGCAGGCCCGTTGCATCGCCGATATTGGCGGCGTTCGTGTTGTTGAAGATGAGGGCGATCAGCGCTGCCTCAAAGGCATTCGTTGCCGACATCAGCGTCCCCCTTCAGTCGTGAAATTGTCGGCGATGGCCGATGCCTCGAACAGCGAACGACTGGCCTGCGCGATGAATTGCTCGGCGATGGCCGTGGCAATGAAAGGTCTGCCGGCAAGTCGAAGGATGGCGTCGGCGTCGAACTGGATTCGAGCCGAGCCAGAAATGGGAACAAGGGCCGACCATGTAGGGCTGGCTGAGAGTGCGAACGATCCCGCGGCCGAGATTGGGACCAGAACGGAGATGTTCCCGCTCGACCCGAATGTGACCGTTCCGCTTGCAACGACTGCAACGCGACTAGTGAGATTGGGCGAGGCGCTGAACGTGAAGCTTATTGCTGCGGCGATCGAGGCGACCGTGCCCGCCAGCCTGAAAGGACTCCCCGATATCGCTGAAGACGAGATCGGGTTGAAGCCGAGCATGTCAGCTCAGCGAGACGCCGCCAAGCAGCACCGCGAGAGCCCAGCACGCCAAGCCGGCGGGCAGCAGGCGGAAGCGGGGCGCATCATCGACGCCCGCGGCCGACAGAGCGAACAGTACGAATGCGAACACCATCAGGATCAGCGAGACTGAGACGTGCATGGCGGTTGCTCCAATAGGAATTTACCCCGCGCTCGCGGCTCGGCATGTCGCGATCTGGGAGGCGACACGACAGCGTTCGAGGGAGCGCGGGGACCGGCGCGCAGGGAATGACGCGCCGAATGAGGATCGGTTGTTAGCGGTGGCGGGCGTCAAGCGCGGAATCGAGGAAGCCGACCGCGCCGTCCCAAATCTTCGTGGTCTGGTAGGAAGCCCATGCTGCCATGATGAGGCAGCTCGACATGAGAAGCGCTTTCATCCGCGCGAAGCTTCAGGCGCATTTCTAGTCATTCAATATTGACACGGCTGCCATAGCCAGCAACGAATGTCAAGCGGCTTGGGCTGGCGCGCTTGCGTGTCCTCCCAAACGCATGAAATTAGACGATGTTCCCGTGATTGCCAGCAGTCCTTGGAGCGCCAGGATGAGCATCTGGCGATCGGTCGAGGTGGGCAATTGCCCCGCGACTGGCATCCGAGCCCGCAGAAGCCGCTCGTTGATGAGCCGCGCGAGCCACATCGGGTCGTCATCGGGGAACCAGTGCTGGTCGAGGCAGAGGCTTTGCGCTGCGCTATAGGCCTGGCGGCCGGCGGACTGGAGCAATGCGTCGAGACGCTGGAACAGCTCGCCGCGTGGATCTTCACCGACGGCGCTGTTGCCTCCTCGCCTGTCCTCGCCTTCGTAATTCGCCACGCCTGCGACCTCGGGATAATATCCCCAATAGCGGGCGGCGTAATTGCGGCCGGCATCGCGAAGGGCTGCTGGGTCCACCTGATCGTTCTCGAGCAGTCCGACAGCCCAGGCCCTGCCGATCGGGTCGAACACCTGCTGCTCAGCCTTGCCGTCGTGGAATCGTGCGAACCTGGCGCGGTTGATGATGATCCGCTCGTTGCCGCGGTCATACACCGCCCGGAGTCTGCCCCCAGGAAACCGATCGCCCGTCTTCCGCTTGCGCCCCGCCCTGCTCTTCCCCACTCGATTTACTCCTTGGTATGGGTCATTGGGTTGCCCTCAGATTTGCTGTTGCACCCGATATGAGACGGGCGATCTGTGGGGGCGGCTTGGCAGTGAGCGAGGCGAGGCGTTCGCGATACTCAGCGGCGCGTTCCAGATCCTGATTGTCTTCAGCAAAGGCAATCGCCCTTCGAATCTCTTCGGCACTCAAGGGGCGGGAATTGCTGTTCGCTGCGCCAGTCGGGGCGTTCCCGAACTTCTGGTCGCGCATCACCTCGCTGTGCATCGCGACGACGCGCCCGGCCCAGGTGAGACGCCAATCCGTCATCAGCCGACCTCTAGAGCGCCAGAAACAAACAAACTCTTCGCCCTTCGCTGCGTAGCTCGCTGCCGACCATTGGCGAGCGCACGCCTTGGCCTCGGGTGGAAGCTCGTCGATAGTGGGCAAAACCCAATCATCCGGTAGACGGTGCTTGCCCTCACTCCCCCGCTTGCGGGGGCTGGGGGGTGCCTTCTTATCTCCTCTGTTCTCTTCTATAGGCTTAAGGGTCGCTTGGGCTAACCTGCTGATAATGTTATAATCGAACGCATTTTCGGCGCGCTTTCGCCCACCTTTCGCTCCAGCTTCGGCTTGATTTCGACGCTGTAATTCCATCGAAACCAGTTCAAAATCAGCGCGCGAGTTCGATAGCAGGCCATCCTTGGATGCTAGTTTGCCCAACGAAATTAGCCGATCGCGAAGGCTGGCCCACTTCCGCATCGACACGCCGCAGACGCCAGAGAGCCACCGCGAGCATTCCATTTCGCGG